ACTCTGATGGCTCTAATGCCTGCTGAAACGTCCGCTCAGATTTCCAACTCGACCAACGGCATTGAACCACCAAGAGCATTGGTGTCAGTCAAGCAGTCAAAGGACGGAACTCTGAAGCAGGTCGTTCCAGGTATTGCTAAGTATAAGAACAAGTATGAACTTCTATGGGATCAAAAGTCGCCTGAAGGTTATCTAAAGATTTGTGCTGTGCTTCAGAAGTTTATTGATCAGGCGATTTCGGTCAACTTCTCATATAATCCAGCACATTATCCAGATGGTAAAGTTCCTATGTCAGAACTTATTGGACATATGCTATCACACTATCGCTGGGGTGGAAAAACTGGATATTATTTGAATACCGCAGACGGTGCCGGAGAAATCAAGATTGAGTATACTCTGGCTCAGGGTGAGATTGATGATGAAACTTGTGATTCTTGTTCCATTTAGGAGATAATCATGGATGGATATATACGCATTCTATCTGATAGTTGGGATGATTGTGGTAAGATTTGGTATGTAAAAACTTATCAGACAAGACCAGATTCCACAGGAATTGAATTGACATTAGTTGACTCTTATGGTAATATAGATAATCGTGTAGTCTCAAAAAATCAAATAGAATGGTGTGATGAAGAATGAGTGTTTTTAGTACCAATAAGATTGATTGCCTATCACAGACATGTTTCTTTGGAGAACCTGTCAACATTGCACGATATGAAAAGGTTCGTTATCCAGCCTTTGATAAACTGACAGATAAGCAACTAGGTTTCTTTTGGAGACCAGAAGAGATTGATCTGTCTCGCGACAGTAAGGACTTCAAGAGTCTTACTGATCATGAAAGGCACATCTTTACCAGCAATCTAAAGCGGCAGATTCTTCTGGATTCTGTGCAGGGGCGGGCACCTTCTCTGGCTTTTCTGCCAATATGTTCGCTTCCTGAGTTGGAGACTTGGATTCAGACTTGGACATTTAGTGAAACGATCCATTCTCGTTCTTATACACACATTATTCGTAATGTCTATCCAGACCCGAGTAAAGTCTTTGATGAAATGCTGGATATCCCGGAGATCGTAGAGTGTGCTGGTGATATCAGTAAGTATTATGATGAGTTGATTGGTTATAATCGCTTTGAGGCAAAATGGAGAGATGTGTCTGTCAACTCGCAATATAATCACAAGAAAGCACTATGGCTATGCCTCAATGCTGTCAATGCATTAGAAGGAGTTAGGTTCTATGTTTCGTTTGCCTGTTCATGGAACTTTGCGGAACTCAAGAAAATGGAGGGCAACGCTAAGATTATCAAGTTAATCGCAAGAGACGAAAATTTGCATCTTGCCGCGACTCAAAACCTCCTGAAGATTCTTCCAAAAGAAGATGCAGACTTTGCTAAGATACAGGAAGAGACAAGGGATGAATGCATCAAGATGTTCCATGGGGTGGTCGAACAAGAAAAGGCGTGGGCACATTACCTTTTCAAGGATGGATCGATGATCGGTCTAAATGAGCAACTACTCTGCGAATATATTGATCATATTGCAGCAAAGCGTATGGGAACTATTGGATTAAATGGTAAGCCGGGTCCAAATCCATTGCCATGGACTACTAAATGGATTGCCGGATCTGAAGTCCAAATCGCACCACAAGAATCGGAGATAGTTTCCTATGTTATTGGCGGTGTAAATCAAGATGTCACTGAAAACACTTTTACTGGATTTAAACTTTAAGGAGATTTTATTATGGCACTAAAGAATGCAATTATTACTACTAAGAAGACTTCACAGAGCATTCGTAATCCGAAGATGGCATCTATGAATAAGAGCAAAAAGAGGAGCTTCAAACCTTATCGGGGGCAAGGTCGTCCTTGAAAAAAAAGTTCATCGATTATTTCATGAGAGTGGCTGAAGAAACAGCCACTCTTTCCTATGCCAAAAGGAAACAAGTTGGTTGTGTGATTGTCAAAGATGGTCGCATTCTATCTTTTGGATACAACGGAACTCCAAAGGGATTTGATAACTGTTGTGAAGATGAACATGGTCTGACCAAACCAGAAGTATTGCACTCTGAGATGAATGCTTTGATGAAGTTGTGTCAATCTACCGAATCCTCATCTGACGCCACGATGTTCATCACACTTTCTCCTTGTATTGATTGTGCCAAGGCTATACATCAAGCAGGAATCTCTACTGTTTTCTACAAAGATAAATATCGCGATACCAGTGGTATTGACTTTCTAGAAAAATGTGGAGTAAAAATATGCCAACAAGATCAGACTGGATAATTTGCCAAGACTGCGAAGAAGAGTTCAGCGTTCTATCATCAAATCATAATGGACCAGAATATTGTCCATTTTGTTCTTCTCCTCTGGATATTTTTGATGAGGATTTGGACGAAGAAGAGTGACTTGGTATTACAGGGGTGCACCGATAAACTCTGAAGATGATTTGCCTAAGGACAAAAAGTATATTGGCTTTATCTATTTGATGACACAGAAGTCAACCGGCAAAAAATACATCGGTCGAAAGTTGCTTCATAAACCCAAATATGTGACAGTCAACAAGAAAAAAAAGAAGGTCATGGTTCAGTCAGATTGGCTGACATATCATTCGTCCTCGCCTGTTATCAACGAACACATAGAGAACCATGGCACAGATGATTTCACGCGAGAGATTCTGGTGTTTGCTACATCAAAGGGGTCCATGATCTATATGGAGGAAATGGCTTTGTATGTGGTCGGCGCACTGGAAAATCCTGAACTGTGGATAAATGAAAATATCCGGGCAAAAGTTTATAGGAACTGGTGCAAGCCAAATGAAGCAGCACTGCTAAGAGAATCTCTGCAAAAAATATCTTGACATTATTACTGATTCTGCTACAGTGAGAATGTAGTCAGTGAGAAAGGTGATTTGATATGTATAAGAACGCTAATTACCGGAAGCTGAACGACCATACTCATAATTCTTCCACTTATCACAAGAAGGATGGAACTCCGGTTCGTGCTATTATGAAGAATGATCTTTTGAAGTTGATGAAGGAGATTTGATATGGCTAAGGCAATCGAGGCGTTCATGGCAACCTCATACGGTTGCCACAAGCGAGTGGCAGTTTGATATACAAGATATAGAGTTTTTGGGTTTTCCTCAGTAGCACAGTGGTAGTTGCGTCGGTCTGTTAAACCGAATGTCGTTGGTTCAATCCCGTCATCCGGTACCATATTTGCCCTCGTAGCTCAACTGGAATAGAGCACTCGCCTACGAAGCGAAAGGTTGCAGGCTCGAATCCTGCCGAGGGCACCAAAATAGTTGTGTACATTATATGATATATAGTGTAGATTAAGAATATGAGAGTTTTTCCGTGTGGGGGAATGGTAGACCCAGTTGACTGTTAATCAACCGCGCAAGCATTGTAGGTTCGAGTCCTACCACGGAAGCATAGAGTCCAAGGAAATTATAAATAGGCAGATAAGACCTAATATAATTTCCTTGGACTATAAACATGAAATATACGATATATAAAATAACTAATAAAATTGATGGTAAGATCTACATTGGTAAACATCAGACGAATAATCTAGATGATGGTTATATGGGATCCGGTAAGATACTCCGTAGAGCCCAAAAGAAACATGGTCTAGAAAACTTTGTCAAAGAGATTCTTCACGTATTTGATACTGAAGATGAGATGAATACCAAAGAGAAAGAGTTGGTAACTGAAGAGTTTTGTTTACGTGAAGATACATACAATCTGTGTGTTGGTGGACATGGTGGATTTAGTCATATAAATCGTATTGGTTTAAATGTCTATGGTAAAAATGGTCAGTCTGGTTATGGTTTAGAAAATCTAAAAGATTGGACAGGAATTCCATTAGCTGATGAAACTAAGAAAAAGATAAGTGATGCACTTATTGGCAAACAAACTTGGTGGATCGGTAAAACACATTCTGAAGAAACAAAACACAAAATTGGATTGGCTAATTCTGAATCTCAACTAGGAAGTAGAAATTCTCAATTTGGAAGTTTTTGGATTACCAACGGTTCAGAAAATAAAAAGGTAAAAGATGTGTATAATATACCAGAAGGATGGTATAAGGGTAGAGTAACAAAATAGTTTTTTGTCTACTATGGAGAGTAAGTGATGGGTGCTGCTGATATTGAAGGAGATGCGATATGACTGAAGTTCTGGTCTTCAAGTTCCCCGATCTCAAGAGTGAGAATCGAACTATCATCGAACGAAAATACTGTGAGGTATTGCATGATTATCGAGAAGGTGTTATACTGGAACCAGAAGTTTTAGATTGGTTTGATTCGGCAAATAGTTTTTTAGCTACTATGGAGAGTAAATGATGAGTGCTGTTGATATTGAAGAAGATATGACTGATGCGGGCAAGACCTCTGGACCAAAGATGGTCAAGGGTGGAGTCTTTGCTCCTGCTGATGTCAAGTTGATCAAGCGCGCCCTTCAGAACTATCTCGATCTAGACATCGAGGATTCTGAGGTGAAGCAGATTGTTAATCTTCTGCACCGACTGAATCGTGTCGCATAAAATTTCATGCCCCGTCTGGCGGATCCAGCCACGAGTCTTCTAAACTTGTAGGGAGTTGTTCGACTCAACTACGGGGCACCAGATTTATAAAAGGATTTTGTTATGATTAAGATGTTTTTTGGAAGTGTGTTTGGTTTCGCTGGATTTCTAGCACTAATTTTCGGTCTGTCGTTTCTATCATACAAGTCGTATGAGTTCTTTGCTCCAAAGTATCGTGCAGTTGATGAGAAGGTTTTTGAACAATCTGAACAGTACAATCAGGGCATGGTGCGGGATCTTTCCGAACTTCAGCGCCAGTATGTGACTTCTGATGAAGCAGGTAAGGAAGCACTTCGTCCTATCATTCGGCAGAGGTTTGAAGTTTACCCAGAGAATAAGATGCCTGCCGATCTTCGTACTTTCTATGAATCAATTAAGTGAAAGGAAACTATATTATGATTAAGAATATTATGCTACTCACTGTCGCTACTCTGGCTCTTGCTGGGTGTGATGGGACTGTACAAACTGGTGACCAGATCCAGAACCAAAAGCAGGAGGAACTTACCAAGCAGGGAGTTGAAATGGTTGGTGTTCCTGCAATTACAAACTTCCAAGAGAAGCGGCTTATGAAGAACATTCTCGAACTTCGTGACCGTCCAGATCTGGTGACATATACTTACATTGTGGATCTTAATGGCCATACTCATAAGGTCTGTGATTCGATTGGATATGGTCTTCCGTATGCTACTCAGTATACTAACCCTCAGCGAGTTGCTGGACTGGGCGAGACTCCTAATCGTGGTAATGGTAATGTGACATTGCCGCAAGCAGATCCCAACGGACTCTATAGTCCAGCAGCTGCTGATGGTACTTGGGTGCTGTGTAAGGTTCCCGGTAAGGATAAGGTGACGCCACAGTATATTGAACCCCATGTGATTGTGACTACATTTCCTCTAAGTATGTAATATATTCTGTGGTCCTGAAGCTCAACGGTTGAGCCAGCGCCTCATAAGCGCCGGGTTGCAGGTTCGAATCCTGTCGGGACTACCATTTTTCATACATAAATAAGATTATGCCTCTATAGCTCAGTTGGCCAGAGCAATCGCCTTGTAAGCGATAGGTCCCCGGTTCGAATCCGTGTGGAGGCACCATTTTTTATTTGACATATTTTTCTGGATCGACTATACATTGGATATAGACAGTGAGAAAGGTGATTCGTTATGGAAGTTCAGGTTCTTTTTGCTGACCGTGATGGTCTTGGTGGTCGCCGGTTCGACCAGGTTGCTATCGTAAATGCTCCTGACCACTACGACACTCAACGTGCTCTCGAATATGCTTTTCGTCGGACCCAGAACATTGAAGGTTCTTGGTCGATGAGCGAAACCATTCAGTTCGATGGTGATACGATCCCTAACTTCGATTACGATCCCAATGTGATTGTGGTGAAGCCTCTTAGCAAGTATGAAGACGGTGTTGAGCGTGGTCATCGTTCGGCCATGATGTATGACCGAATGATCGTTGATGGTGAAATCTATGAAGTCGATGCTTTCGGCTTCCGTAAGTTGGAGGTTGCGTGATGTCTCGTCATGGTGATGCATATGATAGGGGAGCCGCTGATAGTTGGTATCGGCGCCCTTACAATCCACACTACTACAAGGGTGCTACTTACTCTTCGGAGCGTGTGGACGCCAAGGATATGACGGCTGAGGAAATCTCCGAGTATCGTGCTGGTTATGATGATAATGAGTATGCCGGTCTGCACAAGGACTGGAACTGAGATACGACTCTGTTGGGTGTCGGCAGAGTAAGAGAATAATATCTTCTGGATACCGGTGGATATAGGGCACCCCATTTCTTCATAAATAGAATCAAAAACTATTTGTGGGGAAATGCAATGATCGGTCATATACTTCGTCTAGCCAGACATCATGTATATCAATTAAAGAATAAGAGTAAAAGAAGCTCTAGATGGCCTGAGGTTGAATATAAATATAAAGAAAATAATCCAGAGTGTGCTTGTTGCGGATCTAAAAATAAACTTCAGATTCACCATAAAAAACCATTTCATCTTCATCCAGAACTTGAATTAGACCCAACCAATCTAATCACACTTTGTATGGATTTAGATTGCCATATTTTAGTCGGCCATGGCGATAATTTTAAAATGTATAATCCAGATGTAGTAGAAGATGCTGCAATAGTGAGAAAAAGTTCTGACATTAAAGGAACTTTAAAGATTGTGGCTGCATCAGCGAAATCCAAAAGATTATCTCAATAATTACTTCTTGAGCAGATTCATTATAACACTAATGCCAATTTGAGCCTTTTCCTGACCCCATCCAGCATCTAATTGAATATTCTGATATTTGGGTGGAATATATGATATATAAAATCCAGACTTTGGTTTAGTATCATAATAAACAATTGGTGAAATTGTCCATGCATCGTTCGGATTGAAATTGTATGATGTCACATAAGTCTGTGAATGTTTGTTAATGATAACATCTGTTCCAAGATTGAAATGTTTATTGAATATATATTTTGCAGGAATTTCCATATAAATTCCATTATGAACATCATAAGATAATTTACTTGATAATTTAAATATATCAGAGTCTATGGTTGCATATTTTATACCAAATGATGTATTATCTTTCATGATTTCGGTTCTAGGTAAAATCCCTTCTCTAATCTCATATGAATCAGATCCAATTTCTGCTTGTGCGTAATATTGAGGAACTATATCCGTACCAATTCCTATTCCGGGTCTATCTGCATTTATAGTTTGACTATCTGCAGGAGATATACAAGCGAGAATATATAATATAAATGCTATTGTGAAGAATAAGCGCATTCACTCTTATCCTTATGAAGAGCAGTTAGTTCTAAATGCATGGCCTTGATTTCAGCTAGTTCAGCCATTATATTATCATGATCTTCCTGTGCTCTTTTTTCGGTAGACTGGCCTAAAATGTTTTGGCCTACCATAATTAGAGGCAAAGAAATAAGTTGTATTATAGAAGACGAGATATACATTATCACAGACATTGTGCTTGGAAATGCTATTGGTATCATTACCAACATAAAAAACAAATACACACAATACATGGTACCCATGTAATTTACCGTTAGAGTTGCAATCCTATTGTTTATGTTTATCATATGCTCCCGTCTCCCGTCTTATTTTCATTGTTTCTATTATTTATCTTTTTTGCTATTTTTGTGGTTGACATTATTCTGGAGTTCATATATAAGAGGAGTTATCAAGCCTCATTAGCATAGAATCAATGCATTGCGCTTCCAACGCAAGGACAACGGGGAGGTACCGTTATGAGGCTCCAAGGCGGGGATATGGTAGATTTTTCGGCACCCCCGAAAAATGCAGGATCGTTTCCTGCTCCCCGCTCCAGTTTTTGAACAGTCCGGCACGAACTAGATGTGTATAGCCAGGATTTACTGGTGAACCTCGTTGACGAACGAGGCTACGGGCATCTCGGTGTGATAAGCACCACCTTTCGGGGAGTAAGTCAGCGGTAGACGGTCTGCTTTGGGAGCAGAAGGTCGGAGGTTCGACTCCCTCTCTCCCCGACCACTATTTTATAAATATAGATGTTCCATTCTAGGAGAACATCTATGTCAAAATATAACTGGATTCCTGATACATATAGTCTCACTGATGTTTATGTTCAAGACCATCCTTCATTCACACTTGCTGCACCATCCGCTGTTCCTAGCAAAGTTGATCTGACGAAATATTGTTCTCCTGTTTTCAATCAAGGACAAATCGGAAGTTGCACAGGAAATGCGTTGGTTGCTGCGATTGAATATCTTGAAAACAAAGATAAGGATTTTGAGAAAGACGGCAAGTTTATACACTTGAGCCGTCTTTTTGTTTATTATGACGAAAGAATGGTCGAAGGCACAATCAATGTCGATGGTGGTGCTATGATTGCTGATGGCATCAAGACACTATCTCAATATGGTGTCTGCACAGAGGAACTGTGGCCATATAGAGAGAATCACTTCAAAGACAAACCTTCTGATGCTGCATATACCGATGCACAGACCAGAAAGATCACAGCATATGCTAGAGTCAATCAAGACATCAACTCGATAAAAACAACCTTAGCTTCTGGATATCCAATCGTGTTTGGTT